CCAAGTCCAGTCGTTAACCGACCGTCTTGCACTTCCAAAACGTCCAATTCAAAGCATCACATCCATTACCTACTTCGACGGAAACAACGCTTCACAGACGCTATCGGCATCGTTGTACCAACTCCATATCAACGAGTTCAGGCTAGCCTACCAAGCCACCTTGCCAGCAACGTCAGCACGTTGGGACGCCTGGACGATCAATTACCGATGCGGATATTCGCAAGACGCTACGCTCGTACCGGCGATCGCCAAACGCGCCATGCTGCTGCTCGTCGGCCATTACTTTGAGAATCGTGACATGCTCATGTCTGACGCGATCCAGACCATGAAGCCTTACGAGTCCTTGGTGATGAAGTTCATGAGGTCAAACTACCCATGAGCGGACGACCACGCAACCTAAGAGTCGGAGCCATGAGGCACCGATGCACGATTCAGCAACCTACGGAAACGATCGACTCAGCCGGTCAGCCAGTGGTTTCCTGGACAAACTACGTTGCGGATGAGCCTTGCGATTTTGTGCCGACAGGCGGAAACGAAACTATGCGAGGACGCCAGCTCGAAGCAGGAACCAAAGCCATTTTCCGAGTCCGTTACCGATCCGGTTACGAACCTGAGATGCGAATTGTTTTCAACTCAACGAACTACGGCATTACCTACGTTAACCAGGTCGACGGCTTGCGGCGGTACATCGAATTGGTGTGTGTCACATGAGCATCGAAATCAAAATCAACGAAGAGCTTATCCGAGCGATGGAAGCGTTCGACATCCGTTTGCGAGCAGGTCCGCTGGATCGTTGCCTGAAAGCATTTGGCGAACCGATTGCACGGCATGCCGAAAGCATTGCACCTCGAAGCCGTTCGACAGGAACTCGCGAAAAGCGGTCTGCCAAGTACAAGAAAAATGCAGCGTATCAGAACAACTCCGGCGACAACTTTGGCGTCAAGGTTTTGAAAAGTGCTGTCGGCGTTGTGATAGGTGCAAAGTATCCAAAAGGAAACAAGCAACAGTTTGTTCATCCATCGCGACGCGGTGACAGCTACAGGCGTCACGTCCTCTGGGGGAAAAAGGTGCAAACAATCCGATTCCCGCGTGCAGAACAACCAATCATGAAGGCCTTACGAGCCACCCAATCCGCCGCCGAAGCAGCATTCCGCACTCAATTTGAAAAAGAAATCAAGGAGCTGAAACTTGGCTAAAAACCTCCGCGTCTCCACGTTAACCATCGCCAACGGTGCCACCACATCGTCCACGCTGACGCTCGAAAACAATCGAGTGCCTTTGGCGGTCATTACTCCATCGGCCATGACTGGATCAACGCTCACCTTCCAGGCCAGCGACGACGGGTCGACGTTCTATCCATTGTTCAACGAAGGCTCATCGTACTCACTAACGATCAGCACATCAGTTGCACGCCATTACGGACTAGCACGGCAACCGATGGAAGGCGTCAAGTACCTCCAGGTTGTAAGCGGTTCCACAGAGGGTGCATCGCGAACCATCAAAGTGATCAGCGGGGAATAGATGTCGGCAATCGGTGAAGCGTTTAGAACCAAGCTACTTTCGTATTCAACGGTCTCCACGATCGTCGGACAGCGAATGTATCCGGACGCACTGAAAGTCAACGCACAGACGCCTGCCATCGTCTACTACGTCATCAGCACCGACCGCGATCACTACGTCGGAGGCTTAACCAAGGCCGCACACGCACGAATACAACTCGATTGCTACGCGACTACACGCACAGCCGCGTCTGCGTTGTCAAAAGCGATTCGAGAGACCGGAATTGACAGCTACCGCGGCACAACAAGCAACTACTACTTTGCTGGCGTCGAATTTGACTCTGGCGATGAGTACCTACAAGAACCACCGACCGATGGAAACCAGGAACATCGGTATATCGTTTCGTTTGATCTCTTGGTGCACTACAAGGAGCCATAGGCATGCCAGCACTCACCGTACCAGATACCGGACTCGGAGCCACCATCAGCGGCACCGGATTGATTACCACGCTGATCAAGAAGATTGGCGATTACAGCATTGGAACCGAGCAACTCGAAACGACCAGTCTATCGACGACTGGGATGAAGACAATTCGTCCAAGCGATCTCCGAAACAACCCAGAATTGACGGTCACCTTTTATTGGACTGGTGCGGCACCTCCAATCACCACAGCGATGATCCCAACAGCGGAACCATACGCTGGCATCAGTGCGACCATCACCTACCCAGGAGCTGGGTCGCTCCAGGGAACCGTTTTTGTCAAGTCTGTCAAGTTTCCATCCTGCGAGCAAGGCAAAATCATGGAAGGCGAATACACCATCGTCTTTGATGGTGCTACTGCTCCTTCCTTTACAGTGGCGTAATAACCAATGATCACTCTTCAAAAGCATTTAGCGATCAATCTCCAAGGCGAGGAGATTGAAATCACCCAATGGCAGATCCTCGACGATGGCGTTCTCATCGGCTATTTGCCGCACGCTGTTGATTCCGAGATTCTGCCGTTGGCAAACTTTCCTTGGCATCGCAGCGACGAAGTCGTCAAGGCATGTGCTGATCAACGTAGGATTTTCTGCGATGAGAAATCGCAGGTTTTGCCGCCTCAGACACACTTAAAGAGCGTCATTGAGGCGATCCAAGCACAACTCCAAGACGAATCGGACGAGGACGATGAATAAGGACGAGTTTTTCGCGTCACTAGCAGCACCACTCAAAGAATCGGTTGTTTGCGTCGATGGACGCAACTACCGACTCCGAGAGATGACCGAGGATGCTGGAACGCAATACGAACTGATGCTCCAGGACAAAGCTGGCAAGTTCGATTTCAGCCGAGCACGTCGAGCCATGATTGCACTCATGCTCGTTGATGACGACGGCAATCGAATTGTTGACGATGAGTCGCAACTGAAAGCCATGCCGAGATCGCTTGCTGGAGTTTTGTTCGAAGAGTGTCAAAAGCTCAACAGGTACGATCCTGGCGAGGTCAAAGGGCTTGTAAAAAACTCCGACGAAGTCGACGGTTGATGCTCGCCGGTCGACTGGCGTTGGAATGGGGCATCGTCGATGTGCGAGGCTGGCTCAAGACACTTCCGAAAGGTGCTTTGGACTTCTGGGAGGCGTTTGACCAGATCGAGCCAATCGGCGAGCGTTGGGCACAGTCGGCCATGATCGCACACCAGGCGGCATTTGGCACCTACTGCCAGGCCGGGAAGGAACCACCTGCCATCGAGGACTACATGCCACCACGGTGGAAGCGGCCAAAGAAGCGAGTGGAGATCACGTTGCCATCGAGCAGCGACGAGAGCAAAAAAGCGTTTGGTGGAATGTTGAAGTCTCTAGGACTGGAGAAAGCGAAGAATGGCCGGAACGATCAACGCAGCTAGCCTCAAGATCGGCATGGACATTACGGAGCTGAAGGCGTCCGGTCAATTTGCATCCAACGAGCTTCGTTCCATCGGTCGCATCATGACCGACTTAGAAGGTCCGACTGGCAAGTTTGAGAAGCAGATGCAACTGCTTGAACGAGCCATGAAGCAAGCTGGCCTGAGCGAAGAGCAGATGGCACAGGCTCAAGAAGCACTTGCACGCAAGTTTGGTGTGACGACACCAGCAATGGAACGCGAAGCTGACGCACTTAAAGCTATAGCGGATGCTGAGGAGATCGCAAAGCAGCAAGCGAAGGATCTCGCAGATCAGATGGCCTATGAGGCACAGATACTCAAGCAACGCGAAGCACTGATGCAGCGAGGTGCTCAGTTGACGCGACAGGTTGAATCTGCCGAGGACCGGATGAATCGAGAGATCGCGGAATACAACAGCCTTCGAAAAGCTGGCGCACTTGACGAACAAGCTCACTTTCGACTTTTGCAGCAAACAACGCAGCAGTACCTGACCGCGACGGAAGGAGTTAAGAAGTTTAAGCAGGAGATTAAAGACCTAAACAACACCAAGCCAGAATCACTGAAGGACTCACTTAAGAGCCTTGCAATGTCCTACATTGGATTGTCTACGGCAATATCTGGAGTCAAGGCGTCGGTCAAATTGGCGGCAGAGGCTGAGTCTAGCAAGATTGCATTTGAGGTCATGACCGGATCGGCATCCACAGCAGAGAAATTGCTGAATGATTTCAGGCGTCTTGATGTTCAGAGTCCAATCAATTACGCCGATTTTACGCGAGCCGGTAAGACGTTACTCCAGTTTGGAGTAGCAACAGAAATGATAGCTCCAACATTGCAACGACTATCTGCCGTGTCGCTCGGCAATGCGGATCAGTTTCAATCATTGGCATTGGCGTTTTCTCAGGTTAGTGCTGCAGGTCGCCTAACTGGTCAGGATCTGTTGCAGTTTATTAACGCTGGATTCAATCCGCTTCAAGAGATTAGCCGCACAACTGGCGAGTCGATGATTGCGTTGAAAAAACGCATGGAGGACGGCGCGGTTTCAGCAGCAGAGGTTGCTAAGGCTTTTGAGCTAGCAACGGGTTCTGGTGGTCGGTTTGCAGGCATGAACGATCGACTGGCAAATTCGCTTTCCGGTCAATTCTCAAAAATGGAAGGAGACATTAAGGCCGCGGCCACTGAGCTGGGGACATCGATGA